GAACACATGCGGGTGGTGATAGAGGGGCGGGAACACATGCGGGTGGTGATAGAGGGGCGGGAACACATGCGGGTGGTGATAGAGGGGCGGGAACACATGCGGGCGAAGGCGGAGATGGCCCTTCAAGCCAGGTAATTTCGTGGCATGTCGATGATATCCTAATTTGCGCCGTCCCTCCAGGTAAAATGGTGCTCTCCAATCCAAGTGATTTTTTGGGAAAGGTTGCGCAACTCCAAAGCCAGATCCTGGAGATGTGTCAATTAGATGTCTTGCCAGAATGGGAGGCACGTGGTGTGACTTCTGGAGGCGAGGAGGTTTCGACTTCAAATCCTGATCAGGTTTTTGATCTCTTGAGAGGAGGAAGTGTTAATCAAGTCATTTTCAGACCTCCACCCACCGACCTCTACGTCCCCTTTCACTACACCATCACTGGTTCAGGCATCCCCATCAAGGCCGTCCGCTACTTCCCCTTCCCTCCAGGAATTAAACAATTTACCGAGTTTTACACCTGGATGAGCCAACACACGAAGGAACAATTCAGCTTCACCGTATCCAACCTTCGGGTCGACGGGCAAACCCACGGGACCTTGACAAGTGCTCCTCGTCACCCGCAGGTTCAGGTCCAACCCTATACAACTATAGAGATTAAGGCCCACCTAGGCAGGCTTCGGCGCCAGGTTGGGGGAGCCGTTGCGAAGTGGAAAAGCTTTTTCAGGGACACGGAAGCATTTGGTCAGGGAGAAATCACTGAAGGAGAGCATACTGTCAAAGTTCCAGTATATATCGGGGAGGAGCGTGAGCCCAAGGCCATCTTGGTGATTCCTGTCAACGGGGATGGCGATACTAGCTCCAGTCAAATTTACAGGCTACTTGCCTCCAAGGGCTTTGCACAGTACAATGCCTCTATATGGATGGATAATCTACATGAACCTATTCCACTTGAGAGAACGCCGGACGACCCCATCCCTGTGGGGGTTATAGATACAATCCAACTCACCCTCCCCTACACTGTCGATTCTTCAATTGCTCCTTCCATCACACCTTCCACTGCACCTTCTGAAGATGTGCACCTTGCCATGAACATTCCCGTCTTGTGGCAACAGCATGAGAGCGAGGAGCCAGCTCTTCTTGCCATGGTCCAGTCTGAAACCCACTCTGAACTTGCTTCTACAGTGATTTTGTATGAGCTTTCCAATGATGTAAATATCCATAGCAGAGAAGGGGAATTTCAAACACGACTTATGGGGCCCAAGGGTGAGGTTGTTGAGCAGGGGAAGGATCGTTTTTGGTCGACTATGCTATCCACCGGGTGGACCATCCTTGTGGGGGCGTCCCAAGTCGCGGTGGGCCTCATCATCAAAGGCTCTTCTAACATTAAGATGACCTACCACCTCGGCTCCAAGCTTTCCTCTACAAAACTCTTGGAATTTGCAGCAGGGATTCTCGGACATATGGGAATCCATCGTTTTGACGCCGCCCTTGTATCCAAAGATGGTGAAAAAGTCACCCTTCACCCTGAAGCTAGCGACGACCAACCCCTCGCGGGCCACACAGCTGCATGGTTGGTGATCACTCCCCGCAGCGAATAAATCATTGACGCGATTTTCGCAAATAAATGTTTATTGATTCAACTGATGTCTAATTGAAGGATCTTGGAATTTCGTTGGAAGACCGAGAAAAGGAATTGGGGGACCAAACTAGAGGTGAGGGCACATAAATGTGATTTGACGGCAAAGCCGTCAGACACCTTTGGTGTCTTATCACCTCACCCCTAGGGGTCTGGACTTGAAACATTACAATACAAGACCATTTTACTCAAGTTAAAATTTTTAAAGTGCATATTCAATTGGCCAGACCTCTAGTATAATAATACATCTTATTACTCCATGCTCCTACGCCACCAAGACGTCTTTTTCGCTTGCTTTGTCATTCTTACTTTTCTTTATTTGAAGGATGGGTGGTTCTTCCTTTTCCAAGACCAACCCTACTTGGCCTTTACCGGCCTCTTGACCTCAGTTCCCTTGATTCTCTTGGCAGCGTGGCATGTCTTTCCTATTGCTTCCCAAGCACCTCAAAGGGACTAAATGTAATCTTGTAATCTTTACCTTCAAGACATCCTACTTGCTGCCCCAGCTTTTCTTTCAAGTGGGCCACCGTAGCCCCCAGATTTTGTTCAACGCCAACCATGGATATGGAAACAGTATTGTCTGTGTTACACCCCTCCACACGCTGCGGAGCAACCTTGAGATGGACGGTGCCAGGGAGGATACTAACACTTGAACTAGAAGGTGGAAGGTCCACCTCTTTAAAAATAAATTTGCCATCCTCATAATCCAAATCCCTCCTCTTGGCCACAAGTGGAATTGGCGACCCTCTTCCAAGAGCCCTTTCCCACCGATCCACGGTCAACTCTTCTCCCTCGAGATAATAGGTGACAAAGGCTTCAAAAAATGTGACACTCTGAGATTCCCTTGGCTCTCCAGGGCAAAAATGCTCAAGCATAGTTCTTCTTAGATGGTCCTTCAACTCTCTAAAGGTGGGGGGTGCCTTTATCGGCCCATCCAATGTCGCTGGAAGCTCAAATCCCTCCATCAGGTTTGGGAACCATCTTACGGTAAATGTTGACGGTCTTTCATCGAGTTCCGGACCTGAAGTCGTCACAGGGAGTGGTCCAGGGCGATCGTCTACCCGAGGCTCGGCTCCTGAAGGTTCCTCCTTCCCTTCCAACGGTGATTCAGGATCATGATGAACAGGTGGAGAAGAGCTACCCCATAGAAAACTAAACATTTCCGTTTTTATAAAGGACATGAAAACTTGTTACGACTTGACGATCGTCTTTGGCCCAATGAAAAATTAAAAAAGCGTCAAGGCGACCCAAAGAAAGATCTTCGCCTCTTGGCAAATGGCATCTTCTCCTTCAATCCAGACTGAAAGACCAAAAACTGGTCCTCCCATCGACGCAGTCTACACCTGGATTGATGCCACGGACGAGGCGCGCCTTGCCCAACGCGAAGAATGGCTCACCCACTACAAGATGAGCGAGTCGGACCGTCGCCTTCCCGTGGATCCGGTGGACGGTAACCCAAAACACACTGAACTCTACTTTTCACTCCACACCTTGAAAGTATTCGCGCCATGGCTTCGCAAGATTTGGATCGTCACCCAACGTCCCCAAGTGCCTTCCTTTCTTGGGGAATTTCCTCGTGCCTCAGTCGTTCACCACGACCAAATTTTTCGTGACGGCCATGTCCTTCCTACCTTTTCCTCAAGGGCCATCGAAACCAACCTCCACCGCATCCCAGGCCTCACTGAACATTTCATCTACTTGAACGACGACATGTTTCTTGGGCAGCCTCTAACGCCTTCTGATTTTTTCCTTGAAACGGCTTCGGGTCACCTGCCAATCCTTCGGACGGTCAAGCGGTGGAAACCTTCACGAAGCTCTCCACGCTCCTTGGCCCTTCACCTCCAATATGCCGAAGAACTTCAAACCGTCGTCTCCAAGCGTGACAATGCCTATGTCAATTCAAATCGTCGGGTTCACACCTGGCTCAATGAGAATTTTGTACGTGACCCCCTCCGCTCCAACCTCGCCCACCAGGCCACCCCCTTGACCATATCTCTCATTGACGCTGCCATCCGGCGCCTCCCCGAAGAGTGGGACCTCATGGAGTCGCTGCGCTTCCGCCATTCCGACTCGATGTCTCCTCTTCCTCTCGCCCTCTTCCTCGCACTCTACCAAGGCCAAGCCGTGGTGCTTTCCCACGAGCGTGACCGTCTTAAACGCGCATGGGGATCTGCCGACAATGGCGACCTGATGCGTCGCGTCTTGAAGGAGCGCCCTCACCTCTTTTGCCTCAACGACTTGGGACCTCACCTCGGAGAGGCAACGGTCCGCATCTACTGGCGCGGCCTCCACAAGATTATCAAGGAAGCCTATGAGGCCCAAGGCATTTCGACCGGTTAAAACGAAAAGACTTAGTCTACAATAAATGGACGAGCAATCCCTCCCTCGTCTCATGACCGAGGTCATGGTGGCATGTCAATCGGGAAACAAAATTATTTGTTATTCCAAGCTCCGCCAAGCAGCCAAATGGATCATGATCAATGACCCTCCTCCTGACGATGGTCCCTCTCTCCTGACCGTAGAGTTGGGGACCCCCGTCAATGACGAATATGCCCATCCTGAATTCATTGAAGACCATCCAAAATTTGCAGCCGACCACGGCATGCCAAAGGGTCAACAAGGTCATATTAAACAAGTGCCACCTCCTGGTCAAGGATGGAATCCCAACATGGTTGCGGGTGGAATGAAGGGGGGACCTTATGAAGTGAAGGCGGGGTGGTGCGGTACAGCACACCAAACTCTCAAGGATCTCTACTTTATCGATTCAATATAATCATTTTATTTACAAGGCTATGTACAAAATCTCGAGATCAATCTTGGCTCTATCGAAAGACGATCGTTTCTACTGTCCCATCCAGCCACTTGATTCTCCCCTTGACAGGGTTACGAATCTTGAGAGTTTTTGTTTTGGTCAAGACTTGGCCCAGCCGAGAAATAACCTCGACCTTGACAGCTCTTTCATACACGCCGGTTGACAATAAAAGCTTGTGCCACTCGTTGAAAGAAATGCCCGTTTTGGACTGGATAGGACGTGAAGGTAGATAGCGCGGACCCTTGGCACACCCACAAGGAACACAAAAAAGGCCATGGATGAAATGAGTTGTGGTGAGAATGAATAAAGTTTATTGATTGACCAAAAGTCTTAACAATTTGCGGGGACCGACGATGTATACATCGAGTAAAACAAGCGTGGGGGTTGGTAGCGGGCAACCGTCGCCATAAAGTGGGCGTAAAAGATGGCATAAAGAACATTGGCCCCCCAGTCGTACTGAAAGTTCACGAGGCAAAGCATGTAGGACATGGACCAAAAGTCCCATCCAACCCTCCTTTCGTGGCGCCTGACAAAGCAAACATAGGCAAGGAGAAAGAGTGCCAAGTAGACGCCGGCACCAATAAGGTAGAGTGGCCAATCACCCTTGGCACCAATGGCGAGGTAGATGTAGGCAAATAAGAGGGTTGCGAGGTAGATCGATTGGCAAAGGGTACGTACCCAAGCCTTTTTGTCCCACCATCCCCGAAAATGACGCCAAGACCATCCAAGGTTAAACACAATTGTGGCACCTACCATGATCCCTACGATCCCATAGGTCGATAGGGAATTCCAATCAAAACGTTCACCGAGGTCATCGACATAAAAGAGGGACAGGATGAAAAACAAGGAACCTAAGAAGGAATTGGCCCTTCCCAAGTCATCCATATCTTCCTTGTGCCAACGTTCTTCGTAAGAAAAGGCAGAAGCGCCGTGTCCCAACTCGTCATAGATGCTGTGTCGGTCCGTTATGGAGCGGCCATAGGGGAACCACTTGGCCAGAGCAACTTCCTTCTCCAGACAATAAATCGCAAAGCGACCGATACCAAATAGGACAAGTGCCAACGTAAGCCATGCCAAGAGTTGAAGAAAATGTGTAACACCGGAATCCATGTGTGAGGGAAAGTGGAGAGTAGATATGGCCCAACACAATATGAAATGTCGTCGTTTCAAAAGGTACATGAATAAAATTTGTGTTGGTATGGCCTCCGGCCAACCTTACAGGCTACGCCACAAGTGTACGAAAGGTGAGGGCCCTAAAGATTGGGCTTTGCCCAATCATTAATGATCGACTGCGTCGATCTTTAGGTCTCGTCGTTGGGTCCATGACCTGTATGACATTTCAGTAGTGGTCAAAGACCACTGGTAATCTTTACATGATCAATGTCGGGTCGAGTCATAAAACGTAAAAAAAAATATAAATTGAAATCCTTCAAGCCTTTTTCACCCTTTTTATAAAACTCTGATGGAGGCCCAAGTGAAAACATTGTTTAGAGGAGGCACTCTACTGAGTGGTGGAGAAGGACCATTTTATGCAAAGGGTGCACCCATTGACAATCCCTTTTATCCGTTCTATGACGAGCGAGACAGGGCCATCATCCTCCTTACTCCGGACGCCTCAGCCCTCAGCCTCTTGCGGTCTTCGTTGGAGACGGCTCTTGGGCAGGTCTTTTTGGGCAAGTCGAGTCTTACAGATCTCCGGGAATGGACCGCGGTGACCTACGACCCAATCTCTGAGGCTTTTGAAGGCTTTGATCCAAGTAAAACCTACGGGGTGGGAAGTGTTTATTTGGGAATTGCCAAGTTGAAATCGGACATGGCATCCTACAAGGCCGAAATCGACAAGGCTATGGCTCTTGCCCATGCTGCGACTGCCTTGAGTCTTATTGGGTGTTCTCCCGTGATTGAAAAATCAGAGTGAATGGCTCTCTAATCACACCTCTTGCAACACTTCTTTCCACATCCATTATTGGCATAGGAGACCAAAGACCATACAAACATTGTGAGAACAATGATAAAGACGATAATAAAACACGCGAGAGTAGGTTTGTCCATTTTTGTTTAAAGGCCATCTTTTCCATCGGCCTCCTACGACACACCAGGGTCTAAGAGACCAAAGTGGCTTCCTGGTCAAGTTCGTCAACGAGGAGCTGGAGCCACTTTGCGGCATCTTTGGGGCCGTCAGCTCGAACCCTCTCCAAAAAGGTGCGCCGCTCAAAGGGTGACCCTCGAGATTTGCGCCATTGACATCGAGCAAATCGGCCCTTGGGAAAGGGCTGCAAAAATCGATTTCATCGCCTGGTTTGTTTTTAGGATCGGGTGCATGGGGCGCTTTGACTTCTTGAAATAAAGTGTAATGAGAGGTTTGCGTTTTGATTCGTCGTTTAACCGACCCATGATGATTGAATTTATGAAGGGTCTCCTCGCGACAGCAAAGGCCTTGGGAGTCAATGGACGCATCGCAAGCTTGGAAAAGCTCCACAATCCCAAAAAGAAAAAGTCTCTAGAAGACATCAAGCGGTCAGCAAATAGTTGGATGTGGGTCATGTCGTGGAGGGGTTGCCAACATCCACCCTCTCGCCTTCCACGCCACTACATTGTCCTCCAGACGGAGCCTTTAGGTGTCTTTGCCCACACGGACCGCCCCCGTTACCGCGCCCTCACCAAGTTTCTAGAAGGTGCTACCCAAGTGTGGGAGTATGACAGCTTCCACAACGCCCAGCGTTACAAGTGCTGTGAGAGAAAGCCGTTGCCCTTGGGTTGGAGTCGGGCTTGGACCCCTCTCCCTTCCACCATTGCGCTTTCCAAGGCAGTCCCCTACAAGGTATTCATGTTTGGCAAGGCGTCTCCCAGGCGCCAAAAGGCTATTCAGGCTATTGGGTCAACAACCCCCAGCACCTACTTTGGAAGGGTGATGAACCCTGAGCGTGACGCCTTGGCCGTCAAGGCAAATGTCGTACTTTCCATCTTTGCAAGTGATCGAGACTTGACATGCAACATGGACGCCTTTCGCATTTTGCCCCTCTTGGGTCTAGGTGCATTTGTCATTGCAGAAGCCAATGACCATCCTTTTTACAAGACGATGGCGTCACATGGTTTGGTGACATGTTCCTTGGAAGAGATGCCAGCCCAATGTGTCAAGTGGACATCCCCGGCATTCGAAGAAGAAAGACGTGCACTTGCAGCCCATCTTCAAGCCGTCGTAAGGCGTGACTATGCGATGGCACGCCTTATGCATGTTGTCATTTCCAAGAGAATTTTTCAAAAGGAGATCAGACGAGAGGAACCCAAGATGAGAAAACCAAAGGATGAAGCAAGAAAGAGAAAACCAAAGCCTAGGAAATCAGGTCAATCACCTCGTCGAACCGTCAAGCGTGACAACCTCATGAAGAAACTTCAATAAATCGACCATGTATTATTTTTTCACAAGATGAAGGGAAGTTTTGCCTTGCGGTTCTCTACAAGGTAGATCCCCTCTTTGTAAAGTGCTGCCAAGGCTTCCGAGTTGCAGGCCTTTCCTTCCTCGTCAAGGCATGGTGTAAGCCGAATCACACAGTCTTGGTTTGGCAAGTGACCTACGAGGACTGTTTTTCCGTAGATGTGACTAATGGAGATGTCACTAATGGCGAGGTACAACTCGAGGGCCACCTGGTAAACGAGTGACGGAGGCGCGGGAGGGGGAGGTGCGATAGGTGGTGACGGTGGTGGACTGCTTGGTTTGGAAAGAGAAGAGCTTGGTGGGGTGAGAACTTGCATCGTGGAATGAGGCATGAATGGTGGTCGCGAGAGTGGTTTGTGTGACCTTGAATCTGTTTCTTAGGGAGTTTCTGCACTAAATTTATTTCGGAGACTTCTTCTTCTTCAAACAAGGAAAGCATCCTTGGACGGCAGAGGTCGAAGCAAGAACCTCTAGCTGGGTATTTACATCCGCGAGGGTCGAGTTGGCGTTGAGCTTGGACAGACCCTGGGCAATCTTGAACAACTCGTCAATCTGGGTCGAAGCGACGGCGAGGGTAGGCTGCCATTTTTCAGGTGCCCTTGCTGCCAAAAGGTTCAAGGCAGCAAGGACAACCTCCTTCTTCTCGGCGCCCTTCAAAGCAAACTTGGCCGCGGCCTCCATGGCCTTGCGAATCGCTTTGGAAGAGCCTTCTTCAAGACGTCCCGTCTCCATTTTGGTCGTCAGAGTGGCAACGACCTCAGTGACGAGGGCATCGTCCACCTTGGTTTCTTCTGCTGCAACTGGTGTTTCAACTTGGACAGTGATTGAGTCGGCCATAATAATTTGTTTTATTATACTCCCGGAAAGGGTATTCCCTCAATCCACTCGCCGCGAAAATCGTGGATTCCACTTCCACGCCCGCCCCAAACCCGAATCATCGTATTTTGCTTCCTCCACAAGATCTCTCACTTCTTTCGGACAATTGGCGACATCGGCGGGTGTCAACCCTCCACCCAACTCCATGGACCCGACTGGTGTGTAAATCTTGGTCAGGCGATGACCATCTACCCTCATTCTTTCACCACAGTCCCTCATCTTGAGAAATTGTCTCCAGATTGACGTGTTGGGATTTTTGTAAGACCCTCCTTCCTGAACCGCAACAATCGCCGGATCTTCCTGTGTACAACATCCTGCAATGTCTCTGCCTGGACCAACCACACACGCCTGAGCTCTCATTACATCTTCTAATTTGCCGGCCTTTTTCAAGTCTGACATGAAGGTCTTGAGTCCCGTCACTTCCCGAATAAATCGTCCGTGGGACACGATGGCAATGCGGTAACAGGGAACCTCTTCACTTATCGCTTCACCTCCCGGAAGTTTAAGGCGGAAGGTCGCCCTTGGACCTCCTGCCCTGTTAATAAAATCCACAAGTCGAGGAAGAACAAGCCTTTGAAACTTGTCCACTGATGGGCCGGCCATCCCATCTGCCCATACATTATCCACCCCCCTATAGGTCCCCACATCCAATAAAGTGTTGTTAACAAATTCATAATTGATTGGCACTTTTGTCCTTTTTTCTTTTTGAAAGTTCAGGATATGCTCCTGCAAAGCTCCCATGGAGGCCTTGGGTTCGTTTTGCTTGTCTGATCCAAGGGCAATTCCCCTCCGCCTTTCACTCACCCATGGAATCACGTTGATGGTCTGACGCGACCCTTGGAAAATTCCAATTGCCGTTTCAATCGCTCGCGACATGACCGAGGCACACACCATGTCATAGTCTCCACGCGCCTCCCCAAGGCATTCCCCCGCCTTGACCGCCTCATTAAACCCTGCATTTGTCAGGTCGGGGTCGAGGAGAGCGCCTTGACGAATTCCGCCCAAGAAACCATGGTGGTGCATGACATTGGCACAGGATAGACCGTGACGAATCCAATCAATCTGAATAACGTGGCATGGGTCGGTAGCCATAATGATTCGAGTTTTATAAGAGGGCTTTATTTTTTTTTGAGTTTGTGGGTTAATCATATCAATTACCCTCACCTTTAAAATAAATGAGCAGATCCAAATCTTATTCAAGATACAAATCTTCTGGTTTAAAATCAAGAAAATCTTCAAAGCCACGTGAGAGACCCAAGCCAAAAAAGTCAAAGGGACCCATACCCAAAGACAAAAAGCTATACGAGAAAATCAAAGCCAGAGTCCAATCACGCATGCCTACCCACTCGGCCTACCGGTCAGGCATCATTGTGGCCGAATACAAAAAAGCCTATGCGGAGGTCCATGGAAGAGGGTCCCCCTATTCCGGTAAAAAGCCTTCTACCACGGGTCTGTCTCGGTGGTACCGTGAAAGATGGAGAAATCAAAGGGGAGGCGTGGGTTACTCGAGAAAGGGAGACATTTATCGCCCAACAAGACGCATTACCAAGAAGACACCGACAACCCACAGAGAGTTGTCTCGAGACGAGGTAAAGCGGGCCATGAGGGAAAAGAAGAGAACTGGTCGTGTCTGGAGATTCTCATCACGGTCACAATCGCGACGACTATAATCATTTTTCCTCACCTCTAATAAAATAAACCGGTGTACTTGTCACACAATTTATCCTGTTTGTAACCAAGTCAGGAGTGGCGGTCACAGCGATGGTCATACTCAATCCCTGCCTAATTTTGCTATAAAACGTGCTTATTGGGATAACCAAACTCAAGATTTCGTCAATAAACATACTTTTTCACACAATCCTTTTATTCTTGAGAAATGTAGATCACGGCGTCTCCTTAGGTTCGTTTGACAACTTGGCATCATTCGACGGCTTGGCCTCGTCGACCGTGCCGTCAGCCCTGATAAAGGTACGGTTCTTGCGCGGGTCAGACAATTCCATCTTGCGAATCTCCTCAATGGGGGCAGACATGAGAGCGTCTTCCTTGGCCTTGGCCTCCTCCTGGGCCTTGAGCGCCTCTTCCAACTCTTCACCTTCCAGCTCCCCCTTACGCATGGCGGGAATCATGCCCTTCCCCTCCGGATCAGTCAAATCAATGACGGGCATCTTCTTTCCAAGGTTGTGACACAACTCGGCGAATTTCTGAGCCTCAAGGACGTCTTGCTGCTGGCGCTTCATGACCAAGTCCTGCTCCGCGTCAAACCAATGGTTTTGGATTCGGGGGTCATCAATCTCGTTCAGAGGCAACCACTCGTACATGGGTGCGGTCAAGTTTTCCGCATCCAAATACTTTTGCCATACACCGTCCCGTGAGTAGAGGTCTGCCTTTTCTTCGTCAGGAGCACATGTTTGGGCAATAAAAAGAGGCTCAAAGCCGCACCCCTCGGCGTCTTGCCACTTGGAAAACTTGATGTCCTCACCGCCAGCCTCTTCATCTTCCGGGTCTACAATCGTCACCGACTCGTCGGGAACGACGGTCACTACAACAAACTTTTGGCCACGAATCTCCATGGCGATGGGGTAGGGAGGAGGGCCCGAGGCCAAGTCATAGGCCGGCTCTTCTCCCCTTGTCTTGGCCTCTTCCGCCTTTTGGGCCATGACGGCTGAAAATTCTTCTGCCTGTGCCTTGCGCCGTTCAATTTCCTCGGCCGGAACCGGGAAAAGTTCACGCAAGTCCTTTTGTTTGCGTTTCAATTCACGCTTGTGGCGTGCGGTGAGGCCAACCTTACCGTGCTGGTGCTTGCGTACATTTTCGTCAAACTGGCGCTGACGTTCGGCGGCCCATTCGTAAACAGCTTCGAGAACCACCCGCTTCTTGCGGTCGGCAACCGACTTGGAGGTGCACCTCTCAGGATCAATCCCCGCCACTACAATGTGACGTGCCTGAAACTTGTAAGATACAATGCCACACTGGCCAATCGCCCCATGACGTCCTTCCTTTTCAATGTGGCGTTGGGCCTCTTCCTCGGCACGCGGCCCACCAAAAAATCCAGTAAAGCGCACGTAGGGGGCTGCCGCCGCGGGGCCACACCTCAAGTTGGCAATGTTGCACGTGAACCACTCATAGACGGGGATGTTCACATCTTTTGTCGTCCGCGGCTCGGCACGGTCTGGCCGGGCAATGAAGCCATCTGATCCTGCTGGGGCAGCCTGGGGTGCCTCAAAGGGACGCACATCATCCCATCCAACCTTGGGGTTCTCACCCGGAACGTCGGGGCGGGGCGGCAAGGCCATAAACATGTCGGTGGCGCGACGGCCCTGAGGTCGTCCCCGCCTCGCATCGGCTTCTCGTGAAGGGGCGCCTGCGGATGGTGCACCAATGGTCCGGACACGCGGGCCGTCCTGGGACCATTGGGGAGGACCGTCAAAGGACGCGACCGAGGCAGCACCTCCACGGCGTCTTCCAGCAGCGACCTGGCGTCGACGTTCCTGCTCTTGGAGAGCGCGCGAATAAACATTGTCCCGCCGAGGTTCCCTGTCGGGATCGACGCGGAGGGTAATGTCAGCTTCTTTGGCCTGGGTGGATGATGGGCGATCCATCTTGAGTTATTTTATACGATGGGCAATGAAAATTCTTGGAACGAAGAGAACGAATAATTTAAGAAAAACCCCTTCGTCCAAGAAACGGGGAAGCTAATCGCCGTTCATTTCGTATTTTTACGTTTGGTTGCTAATATGCCAATCCGCTAATTGAATAAAAATATGGAAGGCCGTGATATTGATGTTGGTGACATTCGAATTTCAAAAGATTCGTTGTTTCTCATGAAGGAAATGGCAGACCCGTCCAAGGTAGACTTTACCCAAAAAGAAAGGGAGGATGTGGAAAATGCGCCATCTCTTATTCGTGATCAGTTGAAAAAATCTGCACATGCATCCCGTCACCGTCGTGAACGGCAGCGCCAGCACGATCGGGAAAAGGAACGGCAACATGAACGGAAGGACCGAGACCGTCAAAAGGATCGGAGGGACAGTGACTCTGGACGAAATGAACGGCGCTCCCACAGACACGAGGCTTCACGGCGAGGCGAAGAGGACGGGCACAGGTCATCCTCGCGGCCATCGTCGATTCAACCACCTCTGGAAACCATTCCCGAACGAAAATCCTCTTCATCCCGTCCGGATGGTCCACTTCCCGTCGCTGACGTCATTCGGGCCAGGTCGCGTGTAGGTCACGAAGACTCGATGATGGCACGTGCCATGGAAGACGCGCGAAAGAGGTCAAGGTCGGGTGATGCCGCGGCAGCAGCACCTCCCCCGTCATTGGCCAGAGACGACGCACCCCTGGTTCCAGGATTCCTCAAGGTCTCCAAGACACCGCCGTCAACGAGTGACATTCCTCTCCCGGCAGCCCTTATGCCCACCGCAAAGCAGTCTGAGTTTCGAGTGACTGCGGGTGGAATGGCGCCGGATAGTAGTGGTGGTCTAGGACCGCGTCCCGACCTGAAATCCTCTGTCCTTGATCGCAAGATGTCAGAAGCTCGTGAGAGGGACAGATCCCGCTCCATGTCGCGTTACCGCTCGCGCGAAGACGATTATCGGCGCCGATTCCGCCAATTGGAACGGTCTGGCTATGAAGGGTCTTCGTCGCGTCCCGGCGGCTCGTCTTCATGGCGTGACGACTACCGGCCCTCTGGGTCTTCCTCCCGCCGCTACCGCTCCAGGGAGAGGGACCGCTACGGAGGTGGAGGCTCTTCTTACCGCCGGTCGCGTGATTCAAGGGCAGAAGAGATTGAAAAGAAGGACTACCTCATGGCCATGGAAAAGATGAAGATGCAGGGCATTACGTTGACCAAGCAGTACACCATGGACGACTCCCTTGTGGACATTCAGTACGAGTTTGAGAGGCACAACCTCAACCTCGAGTCCATCCAAAAGGTAGAAACCTCCAAGTCTTACATTCGCATCTTGGCAGTCGTGATTGTGGTCGTGAACCACTTTACGGGTCGCCACTTGAAACTTGTCGGATGGACGGAGCGCCTCTCCAGGGACCTTGACAACCCCAAGTACTTTATGGCCCTGGAAGAGATGTGTCGCTCCATGCACCGCCGTGGTCCGCCTTCCCCATGGATCCAACTTGCCATCATGTTTGTGTCATCCATCTTTGTCACCCACGTCAACAACCAGTGGGGCTTGGGCATTGGTGGCGGAAACCAAGGAAGCGGCGGTAATGGCGGCGGCTCCGCGGCCCAACCCAAGGACTCTGGTGGTGGTCTAGGTGGCCTCCTCGGCTCCTTGGGCGGAATCAACCTTGGGTCCGTCCTCGGCACGGTTGGGAACATGTTTGGTGGAGGTGGGGGTGCTGGCCCGCGCCCCGTTCCAGTGACTCCCCACCAACCCGCAGCCCCCGCTCCACCGGCTCCCTCGGCGTCGTCGAACCCATCGAATCCATCTGGCGGCTCAACGTCGTCACGCAGAGGTTTTCGCAAGCCCTTGGTAAGGCCTTGAAACAATTGGCCTTTTAGGCCAATCAACCATAGCATTTTATGCTTGAAAAAATTGACGTCAAGTCTTCATCCAGATAATTCAATTTTGTATTCAAACGTTTAGTTCTTTGATAAATAAATGCTTTACATTTTATTCTTCCATGACTACTCCTGCCCTAAAAGCCATATCTGTCAAGTTTTTTGGATTCGTCGAACCTCATTCCTGGAAAGGAAGTCCGGTCGAAACTTCTTGACCCATCCTGCAGAGGCTTACAAAATGAACCAAGGCGTGCGCCACTTTCTCAAGGATACCTATCCTGACCACCCCTTCCAAGACCCTCCCCGCATGGGCCTCATTTTACCCTCCTTGAGGCGGATGAATGGAAATCTTTAGAGGAGACGCCTTCTTCAACCTCGGAAGAATGGGCGTCCTATACTCCTTGCGACCATGTGGCGTCCGTCGTAATGCGCCGTGCACGTTTCTTGGAGGACAATCCCCCAGCTTTGGGCTTGACCCACGGATCCAAGTCAATTGGTGTAGAATTTGACTTGCCCGACACGGAGACCAAGGCTCACATGACCTTTGCCTACTTTCCTGGAGGTCTTCCTGAAGGAGCCGATGAGGCGGTGGCTGAATTTTTGCACTTGGAAGAATAGTCTTTAAAAATCAAAAGACCATTTTCTCAATGCCGTAAAGGGATACAAGGACAAGAGAGCTTCCCAGTACTCTTCTTGATCCTCAATCTCCAGTCCAGACAGTATCTTGGAATGCTTATAGACTTCCTCGGACACACTTCGATAAAATGGCGCGTAATCCACCTTTTTGAATTTGAATGGGCGGGTCTTTTGGGAGGGTCGATTGGCCATCCAAGAAGCCAAGTCTCCAATTTTTTCATCATAAATGTCAATGCCAACATCGGTGAGAAGGAGGGGCCACATTTTACGGTGTTTCAAAAAGGCATGGCGCATGGCCTTTTCGACGACTGTCAATTCATAATCGTTGGTGTTAAAGGAACCTTCCGACTCATAAAACGGAATGTCCCCCGTGACACCTCTCAAGAGGGTATACCAAAATTGTGGCAAGATACGCTTGTCGAAATGGTAACTTGCTTTGAAATCACGTGTGCTCAGCCGGACAACATCTTTTGCAAACTTTGCCGGGTTCTTGCGTATCGAAAATCTTTTAAAGGCCTTTTTCAGTGCCGCAGGTGTCATGTCCGAGGGAGACGCTTTTTCATAATTAACCGTCATGGACCGTATCCAAGGAGCAAACCCAGAGTCGGCACTAGAACTCAAGGGCAAATCTTCCCCCACAAAATAACAATCGGTCCCGTAAACCCCACCCCCTTTAATCCTTTTAAAACTCGCCATAGACTGGTGAGAGCCGTCAAGAGTGTCAGGCCCTTGGGCAGGCAGAAGAGTCATGAGGCGCATCCCGAGCTTGAGGCGTGGGCGCCCTTCCAATAGCGATGCAATTCCTGAAGCTCCGGCATAGTAGGATCCGCCCCCGTAGGTCGCTACCGTTGTATAATTTGTCTTTTCGACCGCATCGTCAATTTCTGCCATGAGCAACTCGTCAACACCGTAGCCTTTCAAAAGAATTGTCCTGTCGGACAGGAACTTCAGCATCATATCTTCAATTCCTGGAACCGCAACAGATTCTTCTTTTGTACAAGATCCATAGTGGGCAAAATCTCCCACAAGGTTGTGGCATACAGGCTTGGCACCCCACATTCCCGCCAAAAATGGATTGGTATGGCCTACATTGTCAAAGATGCGATGGATCGTGTAGGTGGAATGCATCCACGCGTCCAACGCTATCGCTTCTCGTGCAGAGAGCCGCGCATCGGCATCCCTTGATGCAAAGGCGACTGGGTAAGCTGCTGGAAGAAAGCGCCATACCGTCTTGGGGTATTGGAGAGGAAGGTTGCCCTTGAGACGCATTTCCCGTGCAAGAAGGGCTAGGTCCCAGCCTCCAGGCCCCTTTGCTACCTCAGCATACCTACCAAGGGATTTTGTGTGAGACGCTGGAAGTTCGGTTCGGAAATCCACCAGTAAGATGATTGACGTTGTGGAAAAGTGTTTGAGAATCAAGGACAGGTAAGACTTGTAAAAGACGGGGTAGGTTGTGTAGGATGAACAATCAATATAGAAGAGGGTTTTCCATCCAGGAAGGAGTTTGCGGACCAGGGCTGCATTCTGCAACAAACCCATAATATAGATGTGATTGATCTTGGACGGGTGTTGGGTAAGATTGGCATTAAATACGGAATAAGACACAAAGCCTTTCGCCTTTTCTTTAGCAAGTTCTGTATGTAAAAAGGGGCGCGCCGGTTTGGCTACATCGGTTAGACGGTAAAAGCGAAGAGTGTGCTTGAGGATCTTGGGTAAAACTGTCCTCAATTTATCCAGGGCAATATCTTCTTCTTCATCTCCCATGGTATTTTATTATAATTGACAAAATTTGAGTCGGATGGTGAATGGTTTGATAGGCGAGGGTTCAGTCGACCTATCAACTTGAAAAAAGTTTACGCCCAACGATTGGACTGGCTCCGCCACCACCGACATCACCTACTGCTGCTCCATCCGGACTTGGAAGAGGGCCGAGACTTGGAGGCGGCAAGTGGAAACGGCGAACACGGAATAGTCCTGGGGGGCTGTCTAGATTATCGTCGTCGTTAGTTTCGCCATCCCCACCAGTTTCAACACCTACTGGTGCTCCAGCCGGACTTGGAAGAGTGCCAGGACTTGGAGATGGCAAATGAAAAAGGCGAACACGACGCTGTTTTCCCTTCATTTTGTTATCTTCATCAAGAGTCCACCGTCTCTTTGGGGAAGGGCGTTTGAGCCAAAGAGTGTAATCTACCTTTGCCACACATTCTGGTTCTACTGGAACGGCCCTAAGGTTTCCTGCACAAAGTGCAAGTTCGGCATGAAAATTTGGATAAAATTGACGAGATGCCCCGTAGCCATCAAAAAGCGGGGAACCGTCCGGTCTCTTTAAGCCACAAATAAACACGGCAACTGCCGCATCCTTATCTGCATCCGATTTTCTTTTGCCCCCCTCCGGTGTAAAACATTCATCAAGGTAACCCTTCAGTAGGTCATTCCCACCCATTTGGCCCTTGAGCCACTCGCGCGACTTGGGGTAGTCAATGGCAAGCAATGTTATAGGGCGTGTGACAACAAAGGAGAGAACATGGCCATAGCTATCCGCCAAAACATCGATGGCCCGGCGCGTACCTTCTTCATTAAACGGTCTTCCGTCTTCATAACCAAAATAGACAACTTTACGTTCTCCAAAATCGGTTGGGTCGCGCACCATTGAAATTATGTCAGTTTTCTGAGTTTGGCCACCCATAACCCATGTAGGGTCTGCCCTTAGAATTTTTTCGCCTGCTGCAATGGTATAGTATAAATAATCTCGACTGTCATGCAGGTCTACACGGGTGACATGGCCAATAACATCATCCGTGCAAGGGGGTAAGGGATAATTTCCACCTCGAGGCGGGGAAGCATATGCCATTTATTCAATGGTCTAGGAAATTTCTCAATCCCGACATCTCTAGTATAAATAAAAAGGTAAATGGCGAGTTGTACCTCTTCCACTCGCCCCAAAGCCGCATCAACCTTTACTCCCCTCGGGTTTTCCTTTTGGTCTCAGAATCGTTCCCACGTAAAACATTGTCTCTCAACGGACCGAAAACGTAAGGCTGGTGTTGGCACAGCCACTTCCTCATGTACATCTCCCATGGACCGTCTAGACGATCGGACCAAGGTCGAAGCAGTGTTTCTTGTGTGGGACTCGGCCGAAAAAGAGGGTGGAGGCTTCTTGTTGCCTTGCATAGACGGAGATTCGTGGTACACCCACCGCTTCGGAGACGCCTACTCGAACAATATTGGATGGGGTATCTACGCGGGTCTCGCCGTGGCCATTCTTTGGATGGACGAAATGCAAGTCCAGTTTCACCTGGAATCCTTTGTGGATAACCTTCCTCTCCTCAAATCAGACGAGTGGTTTCCAAACCTCAAGTACATTGTTGGATCAGGGACATGTTCAACCTTTTGTGACCCTCTCGGCACCATTTGCGTCTCATCCACTTGGGTGAATGGCTTCACCCAGACCTTGGCTTCAGACGTCAAGGTCTCAAGCGCTGCAAAGCAGCTGGGTCTGAAACCGACACGTGGTATTGGAACCATCTACCTGGCAAAGCCTCAACGGATTTCTACAGGCGTCACCCTTTCGGCCACCGACAATACCAATCCTGGCCCCACATGTGACCCTCCGTCGTGTGAAGACAATGATGATAAGGACATTTCATGTTATGCCCAGAACCAAAGCCTTTTAGCCTCAACATCGGGGTTTGATTCTGCCGCTTCCTTGGCAGACTACCTTTCAGACACCTTGGGTCTCCATCCAGAAGAAGATGCACCAGACGTTACACCTCGTCACCTAGAGACGGATGATTACTATGTCCAAGCCGTTGCATCTGCCAAGATGGAGGGCGTTCAAGTCTTTACTTCACGTGCCGTGACGGACAATTATTGTGCTTCCTTCCCTTGTCCTCCCGGCCAAGGGTTTTCATCCACCTACCACAAGATTTGGTTGACCCAGTCTGCGATTTTGACAGGCATCAAAATGATTGTGCGTCTGGGACAGCATACCCCCATTGCCCCTCCCATAGTCCATCGGAGAAACCAAGGGCCGCCCCCATACCTGAAAACATGTTATTGTTAAGCTAACCCCGGAGCAGGTTCTTGACCGTTCCTACAGGGTCGTCTTTTAAATCCTCAAGCTTTTGCTGGCCCTCTTCGAGCAACGCGTCTTGAGCATGCTTATTGACCACGACGGAAATGTTGAGCTGCAGGGCAAAAAGAAGCCAGATGAGGTAGGGAGACCAAAGGAGGGCCGCCACAGTAGAGGTCTTCAAGAGGAGGACAAGGAGGAGAAGGCCTAGAAGGAGAAGTCCCAGAAGAATCCAAAGCGAATCCATGTATTTCCCCTTCGAAAAGGCGGGGATCCATGCAAAATTCAAGGCCAACTGAAAGACAAACAAGAGGATGGTGCCAATGAGGAAAGGAAGTTGGTTGGGATGGCCTCCCACCATTTGGTCTGCCCGACGCAAGACGAGCCATACAGCTACCGAGGTCAAGACGTAGAGGATGGGCCACACGACGGCAAAGGTGATGGAGGGTGGAGAAAAGGGTGCCTTGATCTTTTTGTAATTTTTGACTCGTGAAGGTTTGTACTTGGCACCCAAGAGGGAAGAGGGAAGGAGGGTCAAGATCAGGAGAGAGACCAAAAGAAGAATTTGATAACCCGTCTTCATTTTTATTTATTTGGTGAAAGGGGTGGAGTTGTGATTACAAAAATTTTCAAAGAGAAACTTCTTTCAAGATCTTTGAATAAATGGTAAAGTTTTATGTCATCACTTGTTCCAAGACGGACCGTCGATGGGTCAAGTTTTCCGCTCAACGTTCCGCCAAGTATTTTCGTCCGGTTCGATGTGTGAATGCTAAAGGCATTGATGACGACGTGTTTTGTTCCCTCTTGCGCTCCAAAGGCGCTCTCCGTCCCTATGTTGCCGGTGGAAAAGATTTGACCAAGGTCCAAGTTGCCATTGGCCTCTCTCATTACAAGACGTGGATGAAATTTTTAGCCTCGGAGGATGATTACGCGGTGATTGTTGAAGACGATGTGACCCTCGTGGGAAATTTTGTCAAGTGTGTAGAGGGATTGATTGATGAGCTCGTGGACCTTCTTGGCCACCTCGACCTCCTCTACTTATGGCACGGCCATTGGCTCAAGGAAGGAAAAGGTCGCCACCGTGAAGAAGGCAAGAGGGTCTTGAAGACCTCCCTTCCCTGTCGCAAAGATGGCTCAATGAAAACCCTCCGCGTCAATCGTTTGGATTGTGTCCATTGCGGGGGCGCCGTCGCCTATGTCATTTCACGCGCCTTTGCCAAGCATCTTGTAGCCACCCTCTTTGCCAAGAGTCCCATGGGGATGCCCCTCGATGAATTTCTCGGTTCTAAAATCAATCGCAAGGACTTCACCCATCTCGCCCTTGAAATGGCCTTTGGCGCCAAGGTTAAGCTTGCTGATGGTCTCTACGCGAGAGAACGCACATCCGCCCTCGTCCGCACCGACCTCACCCGGTCAACCATTGATCCTCATGCACCATCCTTGGATCGCCTCTGCTCGGGACGTCGCGTCTCGGTGGACGAGGGTAGATCCTTGATGAAGGCCCTTGCCAATGCCGCGGGATGGGTTGCCCCTAATCGTAAGTCACCTAATCGTAAGTCACCTAACCGGAGGTCCCCAAATCGTAGGAGTCTCCAAAGATCTTGGGCCACAAAGCCAAAAGGATCGAAAAAGGGTTTCGGAAGGACCGAGGCCAAGGTGGTTCTCATCACCGGCCCCTCGTCAGTCGGCAAGACGACTCTTGCCAAGACTCTTGGGAAGAGCCAAGGAATCGAAGTGATTGACTCGGAAGACTACTACTTTCAATGTCTCAAGGATCTTCCCTTGGCCAAGAGGAAAATCTTTAGCAAAAAGGGAAAGTTTCAAAAGAAAATCTTTCAAGACTATGTCTTGGAAAACCTCATCAAGGACCTTGCCAAAAAGAAGGGACGGGTGATTGTGGTCCACACGGATCCAAAGGAACTCCCTCTTCCTGAAGCCTTGACCTATATGAAACTAGCGTCTTTTGCAGACCTCCGCAACAATCTTCTTTCACGCAAACCAGGTGACCGGCGATCCTTGGCAGGAGTCCTTGGAAAGGATGGCTACAAGGGTCTTGTCAAACCGTCCAAGACTGGATTTGAATTGAACCAGAAGGAACTTTTCGCAATGGCAGACCTCGCGACTACGAAACAAGACGTCAAGGCCTTGGAAGCCTTGGACAAGTATTTATTTTCAAAATCACCCAAGGTCTATGTCCAACCCAAGGCCAAGGGCGTTCTTCTGTGGACTTAAACAAGAATACCTTCTTTGGGATAGTCTTCCCACGGGTCTGCCCCAAACCCCGAGGAAGACCAACCACCCTTGACCTTGCGTCTCCTCGCCACTCGAAAGGCATTGTGGATCCGAATGAGGAGGACGACAAAAAGTCCAAGCGCTACATAGTAGCCGGTAATGAATTCAAGAGGCAAGGAGGCAGACCACCTCTTGGTTTCTTGACAGGCCACCTCACGCCGTTCAGAGTCACGCGGTGGTCGCTCAATAAAGAGATGAAACGACACAAACAAGGCATGAAAGACGAGCAAGACGCACCAGCCAAAGGCACACCCCAAGGCAGCATCCCTGACATTATAGGGCCAAGCGTCATACAGCAGAGGATGAATCCATGCAATGGCTACAAGTGAGTAGCTTCCAAAAATAAACTTGGTTGGGGTGGATGGGTCAATGAAATAATAAGAACATGTAGAGTTGGGAAGGGGTGGAGGCACTTGATCAAAGATGAATTTTTGGGAAGGGATCATCAAGAGGCCCAAGCCAAGCCCAATTCCAAGGGTCACACCTGCCAAGCGGATCGTCTCCCGCCTCACGTAACAAGGCGGGACGACGTTATCCTTCACTGTATCGTCGCCAGAAGGCATTTGAAAGTGTCAATTCATTTGTCTTTGACCCTAACGACTTTGAGATCTGGATATTACGCGTACAAGTCGGAGGATTAGTTTTGCAATTGAATCAAAGGTGCAAATCGTCCGATATGGTTGACCTGTTGTCAATTGAAAATGTGGAATTTTCAAAACGAAATCCACACTAAAAGCGCCATGAATATCTTTGTCTTGATGCTTGATCCGGAGGAATGCGCCAAGCATCACTGTGACAAGCACGTGGTCAAGATGATTCTCGAAACGGCTCAGATTCTTTGCGCAGTCCACTACATCACAGAGTCTTCCCATCCTCCACCCTACAAGAAAACCCACTCCAAGCATCCGTGTGTCCTTTGGACAGCCGAGTCCCTCGACAATTACCTCTGGTTGGTTGCCTTGGGACGTGCCTTGGCGGCCGAGTACGCCTTTCGCTACTCGAGTGAAGAGAAACCCAAGTCCCACAAGTCTCTTCAGGTCATTGAGTGGGCCGCAGCTCACCTTCCTCCTCTACAAGCAAAGGGGATTACCACACGTCCCCAGGCCATGCCCGACCACTATCGCGTTGACGGTGACCCGGTGTCAGCTTATCGCGCCTACTACATGGGTGACAAGTCAGACCTCTTGACCTACACCCGACGAGAGGTTCCAGATTGGTTGAAAGTATTTGTAGAATGAACGTGATTTATTATTTTCTACTTAAGGCCTAATGAAATCTTGGGTTCCAGCTCCAAATCAAGGGGCCATGGTGGATGGTCCCTCACCTCCTCTGCCCATGAGGTCACCTTGGTGTCAAAGAGACCAAACAACTTTTCAAGGCCGACACACGAAATGTATAGAATGTGGTGGAGGTTGGACTGATGTTTGTCTGGGGGTGCCGTCTCTCGAAGGTTATGGCGCAGCCACACGCACTTCAAGTCGGTCTTTGGGTTGACCCAAGTCGTGGGGAGGTCATGCATGAGGCCAAGCAAAAGACGAAAGACGAGGAGGGGATGGTCCGGAATCACCACGGCCATGTTTGCCCCTTGGACCGAGACGGCAAGGCCTGCCACTTCGACAGGCGCCAAATCAATGTCGTCTTTGAAGCGGGACCACAAGACATGGCTCGACATGTCAGGTCGTCCGGGTTTCACAACTGGGACTTGGCCAAAGAAGAGGGCCTTGAGGAAAAGATTGGTCCCCAAAGAAAGTGCAAGACTTCCTTCCTTGTCTGTCAAGGGTACAACCTGGTAAAAACACATAGTGCCAAATGACGTCTTGAGTTTTTCACGCCACTTGGGGTCACGCGTAATGGCGAGGGTCGCCGCGCCAGGAAGATCCCCAATCAAATCAGCGTCAATGTCAAAGACGTCTCCAAGGCCAACGTCCATCCGGCCAGACGCCTTGGTCGTCAACAAGGCCGCCATGACATCCATGATCCACCCCGGACAACTCTTGCCTTCACCCTCCTTCTTGGCCACCCGCATGACAAGCTCAAAGCCGTAGCCGTTCGTCGTTGGGTCATCCGTCTCTTTGTACATGTTGACCTCGGTGAAGCCTCGAGACACGGCTTCCCACAAGTCTCCTCGGTCAATGACATAGACGGCGTCAATGACACCTTTACCAAATGGACGTCTTTCAGTGTTGTACATGATGGTCAAGCGCGACCCAGGATCATCCATCGTATCACATAAAAAGTCGTGAATCGCATTCCATCCCGGAACGGGCAATTCTTCCGTCTTGCCGTCCGTGTCTGAATTGAGGAGGGTGAATGCCTTGTTTGCTTCACCCTCTGAAATGTCTACACAGATGGGTGCTGTGTCTACAGGTGGAAGGACGTAGCCTCCCTCACTACACTCGTCGTCGGGATAGGAAGGGCGGCCAACGACGACGGGTTCACTCACGAGGCTTTCATCCTCTTCCTTAAGGGGAGGCAGGTGGAAGGGCGAGGTAGAGAAGCTTCCCAATCTCTCCCGAAAGGAAGACGATTTTCTTCTTGGAGGGATGGGTGGCTTGGGAAGATCCTTATAGACCTTGGGTGGCGGGTTCAGAGCATGGGTGTAGGATCTTGCGGGACCTTGAAGGGCGAGTTTGCACTCTCCATTTCTACACACCACGGGTGCCTGACTCACGCTTTTTCTATGGTCCCGGCGATTGGCTTTGGGGGGTGACAGGCGTGAATCCGGGTCGTCTCTTCTTGACAGGCGCGGGTCGGGACGATCCTTGGGAGGAATCACCTCTCCATTAGGTGAGGCCTTATGAGGAACACTATGAGACGGTGTTCCTTGGGATTGAATTTCACTCGGTTCTTGAATCTCCTTTCGCCCCATACCGACGAGGCCCCTGACAGGGCGTGACCTCCCCATTCGTCGTTTCAAGTCTTCAATGGCTGCCGATGGCGGCGCAAGTTCGTCTTCGTCTTGTCCCCCACGTGGGACACACACTTGGCGAATGGAATCCCGAAAAGACGATGGCAACCGAAGAGGTGGCCTAGCTTGATCTTTCCCTCGCTCTCTTGGAGGGCTGTCCATCTTTATTTAAAAAAACACCTTTAGATTTATTGACAGATTTAACCGCGTAGCTTCGTGCCAAGAGGCCGAAAATGGATTTTTGAATAAATTTTTCACCTGGTTTCAGCACATATGTTGAATTTTTGAATTAAAAAATGTCCCACACCAACTTGGACTGCCATGGAAGAGACTGGGGATGAAACATGGAACACCAAAGCAAGCAAGATTCTTGCTACACGTCGAACCATCTTCCGAGACACGATCCATAAAGCCGATTCTTCTTTTGCAACCAATGCATGTAGACACGGGGAATGGAAACGTTATTTCGGTCCTCACAGACCCTACCTCCTTGGTCGTATGAAAGGCCACCCAACCTTGCTTCTGCGCCCACTTTCTGAAGAACACTCGGCCGAGTTTGAGACTTTTTGGCGTCTCGGAAGCCACTGCAAAGGTTTCTCGAAGGACATGGTGATGGAGTTGGAATTGACTGACGAGCAACGCTCGGCTCTCTACGCCTGTGGTGTCCTTTATTGAGAAATTCTAGTGGCCTGCCCTTAAAATTTTCGTTATTCAACTTTTTGAATGGAAAATTCATATGACGAATTGTGTCAAGCATCCCGCTATCCACCCCCGAATGGGTACCAAGAGCAACCATTGGCCACCTTGTCAATTCATTTGGCGTGTAGTCACCTTCCTCTTGTTTCTCAAAGCACGGCGAAGAGAGGAGTTTACCAAAAAGACCCAAATAAACAAATCTCATAAAGAAACAATACTTTGTCGTCGCAAGTAGTTCTGGCTGTTCTTCAACCAGAGTGTCATTGTAAAGCTTTCCCAGAAAGAAAATGAGGTCATCCTCATACCAATCCATGACTTGGGACAGGTAATAAAAAATTTCTGCATTGCCTCTAGATTGTAACGTCAATCATTCCCACTTTTTATGCCTTCATAGCGCGCAACGGCTCGGACTGAATTTGCCTCGATGTAGACAGGTACAAGAGTGATGTCCTCAAACGCCGTGAGGTAGAGAAGGAGTGTCGATTCCATGGCGGTTCCTGCCTCCCCCTCACCATGAATCTTGGCGTAGATATCTTCAGCTGGTTTCATAAAGCGGATAAATATTCTACGTATCCCTCCCCCAAGATTTAGAAATCTCGGAACGAATTCCTGGAAGGTTTTCAAGTTTTTCTGAATAGTCTTCTGTCATGCGCACCAATGGCTGTCGCATGGGCAAGAGCAAGTCGTGGCCAATCTCGGCCAAAGCGCGTTGATGATCATCATCTCCAAAACATGAAGCTGGAAGGTCTTCCTTGAACAACTTTTCATAGATAATCCTCAATAGATTGCGCTCACCGTCTTGGTGTCTGTGTTCTTCAAAATACGCGCAAGGGTTGCCAACCCCGTCTCTTCCCACAGCATGGGTTGAGACATAAAAGCGACCAAGGTCTCGAGCATACGAACACCAATTATAATATTTCCAGAGTCATCACGAAGATGTGGTATAAGGTAGTGGGCGATAGCTTCTACCTGCCCCTTCTCCCCAGTCATGTAGGTTGGAACCAAGTCAATCTTGGTAAATCCTTTCAAAAAGCAGCCAAGTGCGCCAGGCATATTTGTGGATTTCCTTCCCAATGGTGTCAAGACACCCTTCACACACACATCTTTTTGCGATTTTCGTCAAGGAGCCGCGGAGACGTTCATTGATCTCTCGAATCAAACCGTCTTGAATGTAATGGATCCTCCGCGGACCTTTCTCTTCGAGGACATCTAAAAAGTATGGGGCACCAAGGTCAATCATGGTTATTCTTTTTATTCAAACATGTAGAGGCCTGGTCATATGAATTTTCCCTTGCTGTCCTCACCTCTAACTTTTTACCGCTTGGTCCTCAACATTCTCTTGAGTTCGCGATTTTCATCTCTCAAATTTGCCAGTTTACACAAAAGAGGATCAAGGCGTTGGCGCATTTCATGTATAGACTCTTGAACTTGGGCCCACTCCCTTTGCAAAAGAGAATTCTCAATCTTAAGCCTCTCATTTTCCTTGGACATGCCATTGTCAAAGACGACGGTCCAACAATCATCAGACTGGATACCAATGTCAACAAGGGTAGGGTGATGGCGGATGGGTTGATGGCCACGTGAATGACGAGGTGGTGGAATGGTCGGTGGGATGGCCGGTGGTGGCACCATCTCCCTCTTCCTCCGAAAGGCCTCGCCGAGGCGCCTCCACCATCCTTGGATTTTACGAGTGGATTCCCAAGCAACCAAAAGATTAGCCAAGCGAACCAGTAAGATCCGGCGGGCCTCTTCCCTTTCAGCCACGCCTTGACGGTGACAAGCCAGCCATCTTTCACAAATAAAATTCTCAATAATTCTTGTTGCGTGGCATCGTCGATTGGCTAGGGCCCGCCTGCCCAAACCTACCGCCAAAGATCTTTGCAAGATTTTGAGGTGGCGCCGTGTTCTCATACCCCTGTAAAGGGCTTGAAGAAAAATCACTCGACGCTTGACGACTAAAAAACGTCTGCGTCTTTGGAAGGCCTTTAGGGAGGCCAAAAATTGCAAGTACCAAAACCTATGCCTCCTCGCCCTCCACCATCCTTGGATAGATACAACTCGTCCCTTGACGAAAAGAAATTCCCTTCGACAGACCAACCCCCGACGAAAGGCTTGGATGGAAATCGCAGCCTCGCGTCGCCTTGTCCGGCGGCGTGTTTCAAGAGCAATCGAAGATTCATTCTTCAAAAACACCTTTGTGTGACCACGCTTGACTTCCACATCGTCGGTCTTAACCATGGAAAATCGTCGAAGAAAATCCTGATGAAGGTACCTCACCGGGTAGCCCGCACGAGCGATTCGAATGGCTTCAAGCACTCCACAATAGGCCAATTGAATTTCAAGTCTCTTGTGGTCCAAAAGGTCGGACTTGGACAGGTCATTGGGTTTGAGACAGCGGATGAAATGCAAGGAAGTGGAAGAAAGTTCTTGGATAAGGCTTCCAACATTTTTACGAAACAGAGTCAGAACAGTTTGGAGGCGACGGTTGGACCGGTGACCCGACCGACCTTCAGGTGGCTCCAAGCCTTCCAAGGGAAGACTGAATAATTCTTTCCATTTTTCACCCTTGACCCACATTGATTCTCGAAGAATTTCCTTCCAAGACCCCGCCAAGTCTCCACGATTCTTGGCACAAAAATCTTGGGTTGTATAGGTGACAGGACCCGCGTAATGGTGTACCTCAAAAAGTCCCTCCACACGTTGCTTGGAAGATACCAAGACACTTTCAAATCCACTTCGATCAATCTTTCCCGCCAAGGCCTTATCCGACCCTTGGGGAACCAAACACTCTTCGGTAGCCAAGTCGAGCAACTTGTCCAAGTCGTCCACAATGGCCAAATTGTCAGGAAAATCGACATCCGACCAGTCCAGGCCTTCTTCCGCATAAACCCTTTGTTCAAGGACGAAAATGTGGTTGTTAAACACAGTTTGGATACGCTCATTGGTAAAGTTGATACAGAGTTGTTCAAAGCCATTCATGGCATCAAAGACTTCAAAGCCGAAAATATCCAAGAGGCCTATCGTCTTGGACCCTTCACTTGGACATGCCACCTTGGCCAATTCCCCATTCACCCTTGCGACAACCCCAGAAAAGAGATTGTCATAGAGCCATATCGCCGCGGCCTCAAGACCTCCCATGGCTTGATCTTCTGTCAGCGGCGTCTCAATCTCTCCCTCTCGTGTCACAATTCGCTTGACCCGCATAGCATCCCTCACCAAGTCTCCATCAACTCCCAACAAGGTCGCTATCCCTTCAAGATCTTGTCTCTTGAAGGCCTGAAAGGTTTCGACCAAGCGTTTCATGAGGGGAGGGTCCATGCCGAAATCTTCCAAGAGGTGGGTCAATTTGGGTGCCTCAGTGCCCTCCAAAGGATTGAAGCCTCCAGCCCCTTCCACTTCCCCAGTGACCACTGGGTCATAAAACACATGGAAGGACCTCTCCCCGTCCAAATGGTGGAGGAGGCGGATTTTTTCCAAGAGGTAGGTTGTGATGGAGAGCGAAGAAAGGGACCCATCAAGTGGATTGATCCCTACCCGAATGTACTTGCCGAAGCGTGAGGAATTGTGATTGCGCAAGGTGGAAGCATTCCCAAAGGTTTCAAGGAGGGGATTTGCCTTGAGGACAAGAGAAGTCAGGCGTCTAGACCGATCTTCCTTTTGAGAACCCGTTAAGGCAAGGTATTCAAGAATCAGCTTGGTTGCGACCGTCTTTCCGGCACCCGATTCACCCGAGATGAGGATGGATTGGTTTGACGGCCTATCATCACACACTCCGTCAAGAGCAGCCTGAGCGGTTTGAAAAAGATGAGGATCGGCAGAGGCGTGGCGGCGATAGACCTTGGCCTTTTCTTCCCCATAAAGACCATCAATCGTCTTGTAAGGGTTGATCGAGAGGAGCATGGTCCCCGTCAAGGTATAAATGGAATTCTCCCTATAGCGCAACGCCAAGGCGTGCAAGAGGCAAGGGGGAGACAAGTGGACCAAGGCAGTCAAGTCTGGTTTTGACGCTTCGAGGTTAGCCCCATAGTAGGCCTGACCCGGCTCGACGTGGCTGGCAAGATTCCATGCTCCCGGATAGGTGCAGTGGCAAGTAGTTCCGCACTTGCATGGAAGCCACACCAAGTCTTCCACCAGGCGTGGTTCTTTAGATGTTAAATGATTAAAATCAGTTTCCATTTTTATTCATCCTAATGACTTGGGTCCATTCTCCTCAACACCAAAAAGTTATCGCAGCCTCAACACCAAAAGTTAGTGGATACAAGACCATTGACTACACACCTATCGACGGATCTTAATAAGTTCCGGTGTTGATGGGGGCGGTCGGGTAGTAGCAAGGGTTGCATGGACCGAAAGACCACATGTTAAACTCGCCAGTGGCGGCGTGGGCAGTGGCTTGAGCATTCGAGACATTGACAAGGTCAGCGTAAGTCTTCACGTCAATGGCAGAGGTGCTACCAATATCATGGACCAACTTGGCCGAAATCACGGTAGGGGAAGGAGTGGAGGGTGCATAGGGTTTAGATGCCGCAGCCTGGTTGTGGGCAGAGTAGGCAACGGTCGCCCCGTGGCAAGCCGCGCGGTCACCGCCAACGACACAATGCTTTTTGACATTTTTAGCTAGAGCGCCCAACATCTCTGGGGAGGTGGACTGGATCACGCTGCGGGTAGGGTTTCCATTGTACCAGTGAGGCACATCACAGACAGAAGTAGTCGACATTATTTTTAGTAGACCAAGAGAAATTATGGGGATGGTATCGAAAGTTTGAGGCTCAGACCATCTTGAGACAATCGTCTAATCAAGGATGCGGATTCACGGCTTGATCAAAAATCACATCCATAGCAGCATCCTTGGACTTGGCATAAAGCAAAAGGTCAGCATAATGGTCACCGCGGAGCTTTGCACCACTGTGGATAGCCGCTTCGCCGAGTTCAGAGGCGACTTGGACTCGAAGGGACGTAGGGTGCAAGTAGGATGCTAAGCGTATACCGTTTTCCACCTTGGTCGGTGGCTCTCGTTGTAGGCACCACACGTCTTGTTAACGGTTGCCGCCGCAAACTTTTCAACAGATAAACTCTTGGGTCCACTGAACATGAGTGGGTGAGAAGATTTGTGTTTCGGAACAAGTTTTTAATTTAAGGAAATTCTTGAATTGAAAAACTCTAATCCACTCTCATGACTTCCCCCAAGAAGTTGAACCAAGTATGGAATCACATCATCTTGGCTCAAGTCGACAAGGAGTCCTTTCTTGAGCCCCCATCCGATCTTGGGCTACTCCAAAAAGATGCCCGGATCTGCCTCGGTCAAGGAACGCATAGTTCCCTCCCGGCGCCTCTTTACCTTGGAAACCCCTATCGCCATTGTTGCTCTTCAACGGTTGCGTCATGAGATTGACTTTACCAAGTACCGCCAGATTTGCATTACCAAAGACGGACACTACCTCTTTTGCATTCGCTTTTCCCCGAAGGAAACCCTTGGTTGATGGGTCTCTCATTTTTGACGTGGGGGCCTACCAAGCCCAATTTCGAATCTTTCGTATCTTGCGTGACACGGGAGCATTTGAAGCTCCACGCGAGACCTTCAAGGATGAAGACGCCAAGGAGGCTTGATGAAGGTGCCAAGCCTCTCGTGCCAGTTTGAGTAGTTGTCTTGGTTATCAAGAAAAATAAAGTCAGAACATCTTTTATTTGACAAAGTCGCTAAACCATGGACCCTCGATTGAAATAGCCAATGGTTTTGGCCAGCCCTTCCTTCAAGGAGGTAGTTGGTTCCCACCCCAAAATCTCTCTTGCAAGAGAAATGTCGGGCCGCCGTTGCTTTGGATCATCGAGAGGCATTGGCTTGGAGACAAACACTGCTGGCTTACCGAGCACCCCTAGAATCGCTTCCCCGAGAGCCTTGACCGTCACTTCCTCAGGGTTTCCCACATTGACCGGCTTGACATAATCACTTGCCATGAGGGCAATCAAGCCCTTGACCGTGTCATCAACATAACAAAATGCACGTGTCTGAGACCCGTCGCCGTAGAGGGTTAACACTTCGCCCTTCAAGGCTTGGACAATAAAATTCGAGACAACCCGTCCATCGTCACGCGCCAGACGTGGGCCATAGGTATTGAATATCCGGGCAATTCGAACCTCAACCCCATCGGCCCGGTGGTACTCGATGCACAATGCCTCACCGCACCGCTTGGCTTCGTCATAACATGCCCTTGGGCCGACAGGGTTCACATTCCCCCAATAGTCTTCCTTTTGTGGGGACACCAAGGGGTCCCCGTAGACTTCCGAAGTGGAGGCAAAGAGACATTTGGCCTTTACTCGTTTTGCTAGACCCAGGACATTGAGGGTTCCCAAAACACCCGTCTTGATGGTTTTGATTGGGTTGTATTGGTAGGCCTTGGGTGATGCTGGGCAAGCCAAGTGGTAAATCTCATCAACTTCCAAGTGAATGGGAAGGGTAATGTCGTGACGGATAAACTCAAAGCGTGGATTGTCCCGGAGATGTGCAATGTTTGCCATGGACCCCGAAAAGTTATTGTCCAGACAAAGGACATAGGTGGACGGGTCGGTCAAGAGAGCATCGCACAAATGGGACCCGATAAACCCAGTGCCTCCTGTGACAAGAATCGTCTTAAGGGTGGTGGCTGAACCTGGTTCCATGTTTACTTTTTTACACAATATCCTTCCGAGCGAATCAACCAAATCAGAGCATTTGCACCTTTAGTCAAAAAAATCCTTGGATCTCATGTCGAGTTTTTTCCCTTTCAATTTTCGTGCAAAGTCACTCACCTTTTGGAAAATCCATCTTGAAGCTTCAAAGTTGGGTGAAAAATGTTAGATCCCCAAATATTTTGCCGAAAGTTGAAATTTTTCCTCGGTCATTTATTGTGTTCAAATCGTGTAAACTCTAATAAAACCTCACAACCAAAATCCCATGTCGTCCCTCCCTACCCACCTTCGCGACCTTGACGTTTCCAAGTTCTTTTGCTCCATGGCTCCTGACAAGAAGGATGCCTCGAAGAAAGTGATCAAGTTGCACCCCTTTCCGGGGCGCCGTACCAACATCGCTTGCCAGCTCGGTGACGATGGCATGGTGGACCAAGAAGGCCAGCCGGCTCCCATTGTCCCTCTTAAGGGACCGGGTTCTTATGAGAATTCCCAACCCGACAAACCCTCTGTTTTTTGCCGCTTGGCTGATGTTAACACTGCTGCTGTCCTACAGGCAATTGACGAACTTCTTCCTCGCGAGATGGAGCGTCTTGGACTCGTGACGGCCAAGGATTACCGCCCGGAGAACTACCGCCCCCTCTACAACCCTCCCGACCCGGAGGCTGGCGGCATGGCTGGTGCCATCAACATCAAGTTTGACAAGCGTTCGTGCCCTGTCAAATGCATGGAGTTGGAGGACCCCGACGACGACGAGTCGGAGGAGATCACGCGCAATGGTTCCCTTGATGAGATCCAGCCTGGCGCTGTTGAGGCAATGTACATGCGCATTTCCATCTCGTCCATCTGGAAGGTGAAGCGTGATTGGGGTGCCACCATTTGGTGCAACAAGCTCGTGTCTCGTATGGGTGTGGCCAATGATGGCCTCATTGTCGGCAACAAGATTGTGCGTGGCGACATGGTCAAGGAGATCAAGCACGGTTCTCGCTCTGCTCCCAAGGCATCTTCGTCTGAGAAGCGCAGCCGCCCCGCGCCTCCCAAGGCCTCATCAAAGCGTATCAAGAATGAGTCCTCCGACGAGGGTTCCGACGGCGAGGAGGGCGACGACTTTTCTACTGCTCCCGTTGCCAACCGCACCGAAGCTCCGGAGCCTGTCGAAGATGCTTCTGATGCCGGCTCTGCTTCTGAGGGTGAAGCCGAAGAAGAGGTTGCCTCTGGCGACGAGACTGGGTCCAATGCCGAGGAGGAAGACGAGGAGGAGGAGCACGTGCCCACTCCGCCTCGCCGCCCGTCCAAGTCTTCTTCCCGCCGCCATAAGTGAAACGATCTTTAAGTGAAACGATCTTTAAGTGAAACGATCTTTAAGTGAAACGATCTTTAAGTGAAACGATCTTTAAGTGAAACGATCTTCAAGTGAAACGATCTTCAAGTGAAACGATCTATAAGTGAAACAAGCCTTTGATGAAACTAAAAAAAAATAAATTCCTATTCTATCGTTTGGAAAAATCACTCAAAAATGTCATATTACAAACGTTACAACCCTATACTTGGTCGACATGAATCGGTCTACCAACCTTGCACACCCATTCAACTTGGACCCAGGGATTTTCAAGCTATGAGGTTGAGGGGCGAATGGAAAAGAGACAAGAACGCTCTTTTTATGCGCTTCATCATGGGAGGATCGTCTACATTCCTGGCTGTTTGTTCTTGGTTTGCAAAGCCTCGTTTTTATTTTGGAGCTTTTGTATCTGCGAGTTTGGTTGGTTATTTTATTTGGGAGACTGCTTCCGCCTATTGGCCCAAGTCTGGGACCAAAGCTACATCAATGGTGAGGAAGAAACATTCGCGGTCCATGCCTAATCTAACAAAAATGAAATAAAATATATGGCCAAGTCATCGCCAAGACCTATATTGGCTTTACATTTCTTGAGTTGACAATTTGCCCCAGACCACTTGTAAAAATTATTAGGAAAGAGAAAAGCCTGGTATGTTGTCTTCACACGACCCGGCCCAACTTGCAGCGCGTTCAGTTGGGGCAATGAGGCCACCACCTCCCCCTTCCCACCGAGATGCCCAACCTTCTCAGTCACATCAACCACCAGCCCATCCGCCTCAACCACCCCAGACCCCTCCTCCTCCTCCCAAGGCCCCAAACCTCAAGGTTGAGGACTTTCGTCATGACCCAGCAACGGGCACCTTTTCCGTGGCTCTTCCCACCGGCGTCACCCTCACCTCGAAGAATCCATTCGAACTCCAGTCCAAGGTCCTTATGTCGGCCAAGCCCGAGATTCGTCCGGCCCTCGCCTCCATGATGACAGACGTGACGATGCAGTGGTCGGCATGCACGACACCCTCTCTCCAAGACGTGGCCAATGACGCAGTTGACGACAGTCGCAAGGCCGCCTATTTGGAATCTGCCAAGTTGTTGTGTTCCGTCCGTCAAAAGGTTCCAGCACCTAAGCTCGACTTGCTACGCCACAAGTGCATGACAATGCCAGACACGGTCAAGTGGTTGTTGGACATGGAGGCTGCAAAACCTGACGATGTTGTACACAAGACGGGCTTAGCCCACCACAACCTATACCACCTCGCCACTGGAAAATTGAATGAAGCGGGCAAAACGGCCGTCGACAACCTGAGTGACTCCCAACGCAAGTCCCTTAACCAATGGTTCAACCGCTCCGAGAGTGACGTCCACCAATGGGTATTGGGCAGGTGTCTCTCCTCGTCAGAGTCTGGAGCTCATTTGGCGTCTAAGCCTCTCCACGGCGTTCACCGGGTGTGTGTCTACAACCTTCGCAAGGCCTATGACAACCAAGCCGATTCGATCCGCAAGGCTATTTCTGACCATGACAAGTTGAAAAAGGGACGGCTGACAATTCTTATTTTTGTTGCCGTCTTGCTTGCCGTCGTCATTATTGTCGTTGTCATTGTCGTTGTCATGAAGAACAAGAAAAAGGCACGTGAGGCACGCCTTACCCTTCCGACACAAGCCCATCATCCAGACACGACGGCACCTCCGGTCCTGCCTCACCTCACTGCGTCGCCTCTTACCCATCCGTCGACAATGGCCGGCTTGAACCCTTCACATGGTGCTACCCCCGTGTCTCATGTTCCAAATGACCCAATGGATGCAGAGATTGAACGTCTTGCCTTGGAAATTCCCAAGTAGAGGCTCTTTCAAATTAAAAATTGAGTCAAGACAATTCAAGAGCCTTGGTCAAAAAGTGACTGTTTAAATCAAAAGCCCGTCATGGCATCTGTTTCTATGGCAGACACCACCATTGATCCCAACACCAATCACCAACCCTATGACTGTGTCAAGGGTTCATGTGTGCCTTCCACCTCGTCAACCCCTCAATTTCCAGATTTAGCCGCATGCGGTAGCGGGTGCAAGGGACATAAATCAAACACCTTGTGGATCATTCTCGGGATTCTTGGCGTTTTGATTGTCGGCACGATTGTTATTGTTGTCGTTATGCATGTGAAGAAACGTCATGACTACCATCTCGGCAAGGTGATGGGTGAGATTCATGACAAACGTGCGGCTCAAGGCCTTCCTCCTCTCCAAGTTCCTTCGTCTCTTCCTTCGGCTTAGCCATCCCTTCCTCCGGCCTAGCCATCTCGTCATTCAGCGTGGCCATTTCATCCTTCAGCGTGGCCATCTCTTTTCCAAGCACCTTCATCTCCTTCAGGGTGTTTTCCACCTCTAGACTTTGCAATTCCTTCGGAAGTTCCACCCGAATAAATGCCCATCCCTTGGCTTGACCCTTGTTGACATTTAACCTCTTGCTTCGAATGGACGCCTCACTCGTCCTCAGATTTTCTCGATTCATGCGCCCATAGCGCAAGCGTCGTCCTTTTATATTGGCAACCGATTCAACCTTTGAATTGCGTAAGGCGGATGGCCGCGGAAGGCCTTTTTTGTCCAGATGAAGTCGAGGCACGCCACGTCCACCCAAGGGCCACAACGACTTTAACCAACCAGCACCCTTGGTTTTATGGTCACAAATTAGGATTTTCACACCAAATTTGATCGCTAAGCGGGCCAAAAGATCAACGTCTTGGCCTCCCATGGGATGGAGGGCCTGGTTGTAACCGCCGACACCCCAAAACATCTCTGCCGGATAGGCAATACACCCATAGGTTCCCCGTCCATTGGCCAAGTGACTGATGGCTTGGCCCCGTTGGTGGCGAAAGGCACGGATGAGTTTGACGCCGGCTTGGGGGCCCATCATGACGTCCCCATCTAGATTGACAAGAAGAGGGGATGAAGCGGCAGCATGGGACGTGTTTTTCGCCCAAGAGGCATGCCATGATGAGGCTTCCACCTTTACAATCTTGAGGTAGCCACAGGAAATGTCTTGATAAAAATGTTCAAGGGCCCATCTCAAGAGGCCATCCGTGGGTCCAATGTCGGCCAGAACAAATTCGACAATGTCCTTGTGGCACCGGTTCCATTCTAGATTTTTAGGAAGGGTTTGCTTCAACTGGTGAAGACGGTTCATGCAAGTGATACAAAATGAAATCTGAGGCATTTTATTAGAGAGGACATCATAGATCCTCCAAGCTCGATGGTCGAGGTTTCAAACGGATTCAATTCGTCTTGAAATTCCTGACAAGGTCACCAAAATTCCAATAATACCCATAATCATCCACCCCACTGCCGCGACATTCGTCATCTTGGCAAACCCAGCTGCCGTGAGGGAAATCCCAAGCAAAAGAAGGATAATGCCCATAATCAGGGTTGGCCATCATCAGAGATATTCTTGAGATTTTTCTTTTTGAAAGGCATAGTGGTAGCTTGATTTATTGGATGTCGATAGTTTGCTGGGATGTGACACAAATCACAAATCCTTGGTCATCAATAAAAATGGCCGACTCATTGAGAACCTCACAACGGGTGTCACGGTGGAAGTGGCTTCAGGCCAACTTGGCACGGAAAGACCATACAGTCAAACTCACATCTAAACTCGGGTCCTCCCGTGTTGGTCATGCCTATGGGTGTAAGATTGAAAAGGATGGTCACTCCTTGGCCAAGAGTGGCAACAAGTTTGCCATCAAGGCCCAATCCTTACGTCCTCCCATCACCTTTCATCAAGAATTTTTCCAGGAACTCCTTGCCCTCCTCTACTCCAAGACGATGGTGGAAAGTGGACGCTGTGTAAACTTTCCCCTCTCCATCTTTCCTTTTGGCTTGGCGGACTGGCCACCAACCTTTACCATGGATACCCCAGGCCGGTTCACTACCCTCATTCCCAATGAATTGTGGGATGGGGATTTGACAAGTAGCTTGCGTCGTCTCGAGTCGGTGGAACCAGTCCTCTCGGCCATTGCCCAAAGCCTCATGGGTCTTCACACCATGAATTCAGTGTGGAAGATGTACCACAATGATCTTCAAGCTGGAAACATCTTGGTCAAGCGATGCCAAGATCAGCCCATTGAACTCTCCTACACCTTTTCCTTCTCTCCTCTGGTCAAGGGTGACAAACCTGCTCAATTCGTCCTTGAGCTACGCAATGTGACCCTCTTTTGTGTCTTGTGGGATTTTGCCCATGTGGCCACCCACCGAAACATTCCCGACTCGGACATTGGCCAGCTCTTGGAGTGGCTCAAGGATCGTTTCCCTGATGCCATGGGACCACTCATCCAGACAGACAACCTGGTGGATTACTTTGGGGACGAGCTGATTGAGGGCACCATGGACCGCAAGACAGTCATTATCGACCATGACGCCGACCGACCGCCACCCACACCGATGCCGCGGAAGGCCATTCGGCGAGAGTCGCCAAAAGAAACCCATCGGCGTCGCAAGTTTCGTCGTGGTATCCATGCCAAGGAATGGGAAGTGGACCACTTGGAAGAGCTTCGAACCCTGTGTTTTTTGATCATCCTCAACTCGATGACAGATAATGTCTATGTGAAGCCAAAGGGACCTGCCCATAGCGGCCATATCCGCTGGGGCATCTTGGCGGGCCACCTCTTGGCTCCCCTCCTTGACCTTGAAGAGGATCAGATTGAAATTCTTCGTGACGAAGATACGCCTCTTGACGAAAAGTGGTACTTTGTCCTCAACACCTTTTTGGGGATGGACGAAGAAGTAATGCCCGAGTATCCTCTTGACAACCCCATCACTTCCACCATCACCCCATGGACTCGAAAGGAATTGAAAGCCCTTGAAAAATCGGGAAGTCTATTGGCATCCATCAAGCAAGGGGATCTCCCCAAGGCCAAGGTGATTGTTCCCGAAGAACGTTTGGCTTTCTAATCTCGATATTTATTTACACTTTTTATTGTTTTTGAAAAGAAAAAGTTCAAAAGAAATTTGACCGTACTTATACCAAATTGCTTTGTAGAGAGTCATAAGTAGAAACCCTCCCGTGACAACTAAAGTCTGCATCAAGATATGAACATGGTCCCATCCTAATCCACAACATTTTTCCTTTTCTTAATAAATGAAACTCCTTATTGTCGGAGGAGGAATTTCGGGTCTCCTATTAGCTCATAAATTAAACTCAAACTATGATATTACCCTTGTTGAAAGAAATGATCACCTTGGTGGTCGCATTCACTCAATGAAACACTACGAATGTGGTGCCTATCGCATTCACCAAACACATCGTCGAGTATTTGGATTGGCAAAGTATTTAGGGGTTGATCTTGAACCATGGGATATAAGGTCTGTCCATTTGAATGGAAAGGGAAGTCATTCGGTAACAAAGGAAAATAATATGACGTGGTGGGATCTCCACGGAATGAAGGGAGGAATGAAAGCTGCCGATAAAAATGATTTAGGAACTGGGTATAGGGAAGGAACAGATGTTTCATCTACAAACTACCCGATGGACATGAAAGATGGAAAAGGGTGGTGGTTTGCACCAAATGGTTTGTCAATGTTTATCACTAAACTTGAGGATCGAGTTAGAGGAAAGGTAAGAATTCATCTTTCAACTCGACTACTCGACGTAGAAAAGGATGGAAGAGTATATAAAGCGACATTTCTGACACGAAAGAAAAATTTTGTGAAAAGATTCGATAAAGTAGTTTTTGCCTCATCTCCTATTCAGGTACAGCATACAACACTTGTTAAGAATTATGGTCTACCGCTAGTATCTGCAATCAAATGGGAACCTCTTCATCGAATCTATGCAAAAGTAGATGGGTTGACTCGAAAAGAGATGCTTCATCTTGAAAAGCGTAAACTAATTTCTTCTACTCTACTGGGCCAAACAATTGGTTGTCCTCCGTTCCATCGTACTTCTCAACTTCCCTATCTCCAAGTCGCATATTGCCAAGGACAGGCTGCACGCTTCTGGCAAGATTTACTTTTAGGAAAAGGCCGAACTGCATTTGAAAATCAGCTTACAAAGGAAGTTAAACATCTTTTAGAATCTTATTTTAGAAGACGAATAAACCTCTCCTTGAAAGATATCGACTCCCATTATTGGTCCGATGCGGTTCACGGATGGAAAACGGCATTTGGAAAACCTCCAGTTGATGTTCTCTGCCGGCTCCATCCTCACAAATGCCCAGGTGTTTATTTTGCAAACGAAGGTCTTTCTTTTCACCAGGGGTGGATAGAAGGGTCTTTAGAATCGACTTCGTGGGTTCTTGAAAACCTTTCCTGTCACACTTTCAATTTACATCCGTTTTCTCACCGTCTACCATCACTGCCGTTTTCAGTCCTCAGACGCAGGCTAAAGAAAGAATGGGTTGTAGTTGATGGACGGGTCCTGGATGTTGGGAAATGGAAAAAGGTCCATCCAGGATCTGAAAAGGCCATAAATAATCACCTCTACGAAGATATTTCAAAACTTTGGCATGTCATTCACGGTCATTTCGGAGATGCATGGCGCCAACTCATAAGTCTTCAAATTGCTTGGTGTAAATAAAATGTCGACTCATACTGATCACGAACTGGCAATGGCAAATGCTCAACTTCATGAAACAGCACACATGGCCAATCACATTCATTCTCTACTCCACGATCTTTCGACTCGTGGTGGACATAATGGAGAAATAAAGGCATGGGTGCAATCTAAACTTACAAGAGTTCATCATGATCTCTCCGATGTACGCACATACCTTCGCGGAATTTGTTGTTCCAATGAATATATTGGTGATAAATCCTCGTGTGGATGCATGGCTAAAAATAAATAAGCATGGCTAAAAAAATAAATAACAGTTTTTTTTCCACAGGAAAAGGATTGGTCTTGCGACCAATAAAGACCACATTTTATTCCGTTCTAAGTGGTATTGTGGCGAAGCGCCGAGACGATGGGGCGTGGAGAGGGGAGTGACCTGGCTTGATTGGCTTCCTGGACTTCTTGGCGGATGTCTGCTGAGGCCTCTTGAAATTGGGTCAACTTGTCACTGAAATCGTCTGCATAGTTTTGAGGGAGCTTCACGCCAGGAGGCAGGCCTCGAATGGTGCGCGCCATTGACCGTCTCACGACCAAAATAATAACCACGACTAGAAACACGCCAATCAGAACAATGATGACAATGATGAGACCTCTGTAGCGCTGCCAAAAAGATTTCTGAGGAGGATCGTCATGATCCTTATCCTCTTTCCGTTCTTCAACTGGCTCTTTGCCTGATGGGGGTCTACCTGCGGAAGCCTGCATTTACTTTTGAAGACACAATCGAGAATAGCGAAATGAAAAATTTAGAGAATAAACACAGATAGAGTGGGTTTATTTTCAGTCGTCTTCATAGGAAAAGACATAAAGTGAAGGAAATGTGTTTTCAGGAATTCCTGTTTCAGGGTGACTTGTAAATGCGACAAGCTTCTTGAAGTCTTCTTCATCAAGTGTAAACGACGACGGCTGTGTTGTGTAGATTCCTCCAGCTCTTGCGTCTTCATGAACCACCGGTGTAACGCATATCAGGCAGGTGTTGTCCATACCATAGCCTTCCGAAGGTTTTATGAGTTCCAAGCCATTGGCCTTTACCCAATCCACAGCACGATGCTCGTCAATTTCACGATTGGTATAGTCGTGTCCAGTTACTTCCCGGCATTCATCGTAGGCTTCATCTGACCAACTACCAAGAGACTTGACAAATTCATGAAACAAAACTTTGTAGCCCCAAGCAATAACTGTCAGGTAGGAATGGCCCATGGAAGGTGTGAATAAAAAGGTTAGTGTTTTATAGGTGAAGCAATCTACATTAAATTCAGGCAATCTCCGATGCACATGACGTCACCACACTTGACAGAGACGAGGGATTCATTGGGCAGCATGTAGGTGACGCCCTTGGACTGCTTAATATCAACAAAAGCATCAATAAACTTTTCAAGGGGTGTCGTCAAGGCATCACACCGCTCTGCGACGTAGTAGCCGAGGCCCATGATTCGAGTATGGTCGTCAATCAAATTGGCAAGGTCTGGATCTACGAGGCTTTGCACCATCAGTTGCAAATCGAAAAACTTGTGGACATGGTCCACCATCTCCCCTTCGTCTTCACCACACCCAACATCAAAAATTTCTGCCAAGTCTTCCCAAATGCCAAACCCTGCCACATAGACGTCACTCGCCGATACCTCCCGAATAAACCTATAAAGTTCCTTGAGGGTCGTCATCTCATGCATGACTGTGGGGTCATCCACCTCCTCCTTGGGTGGCCAGTAGGAGGCGTGAAGAACCCCAAAGGTGTAGTCCACCTCGAGGATCCCGACGCGTGACCGAATCCACTGGGCTTCTCGGGTCTGAAACATGGTCACAATGGAGGTGCAGTCGTCCACTGAAGCACCAAAGGGAACATTCCACGACTGGGACCGTCCCATGTGGATGCATTCGACGTGGGTGGGTTTGTAGGGGGTGGACATCCCCAAGAAGGACGCTTGGCAAAAGAGACGTAGAAAATCATTCTTGAGCTGGTGACAATGCGGGTCTTCCCAGGTCAAAAGGTAGAGGTGCGTCTCCTTGGGCCTCCTCTCCTCTTCCGAAACGTCTTTGCGGATGTCAGTGTAGACAATGATAAAGTGACCTTGGATGTGGGATTCCTCTTCCTTGGCACACACGTGGGGCAAGTTGGGAATAATGTGACAATGCCACCCTCGTTTCTTTCGGTTCTGGAGGATGGTTGTGAGGAGCCATCCCGTGTGTCTTACGACCGTCTTGGCAATCCCCTTGGGTCCTGGAAATTTTGCATTGGCCATCCCGAGGGTCAAGCGGCGTCCCTTCCGAAAGGCAATCGTTGCGACGGCAAGGGCCCATACCTTGTCGGCAAGAGAGGCGCGAAAGGTTTGGCGCTCGTTTCCCTTTTGCATGTAAATTTTTACCTTGGCTCTCAGGGTGGATTCTAGTTCGAAATTGTCAAACTTGCCCCTTAAAAAGGGAAAGTCATGGACAACGTCACATGTTTGGTAGGACCGTAAAAAGTACATGGTCATGAGGAAGCCCCACCATTCGAGTGTTTCCTTGTCCTTCACCTCTTCTGCCACTTGGTAAAAGTCAAGCTCGGCATCTTCCTCCAGGGTAGAGTCAATCAGGGGGTAGAGGTGACCTACGGTCATCTTCCTCTCCAAGTCAGACATGGTCAAGTGGGCCAAGAGATCCGCGTTTGTCTCTTCGGTGCACTTGACAGGGGGAGCCGGCGCATCCAACTCCCAATCCTTCAGATAGTCCATGTCCGTGCCACACGGGTAGCGAATCCAAAACCCTGCGTCAAGTTTGTGTTGGAAAAAGTCATTTGCAAAGCCAGACACCTTGGATCGAAAGGACCGTTGGGAAAACAATTGGATACACTTTACCGAGGCATCCAAGACGGCCATCGGGTTGTTGGGGTCCGAGGTTGGCAAGTGGAGGTCTGGTGGGTGGTCGGGTCCCCAATAGCCGTCGTCAATGTAGACATGAATGTCGTGGTTCTTAATGTCGCGTACCCTTGACGTCATCTGAAGAGCCGACTGAACATTTCCCGTAAAGGGCGACGAAACACCGTAAAAGAATTGGGTGTCGAAATGCTTTTCTTCAAAGGAGCACCCTGCCGTGATGCAAGGCGAGTAAATCAATACCTGGCACCGTTTCCACCGCTTGATGTTTTTCATGGCACCTGCCGTGTCGTCAGACCCTGGACCGTCGTAGTAGGCTTGGACCACCACGTCTGGCCATGCGCGTTGAATGTCCATCTTGAGATTTTTCACCATGTAGCGGTACATGCAAGGGACGACAACATTGAGACCGGCTCCAATCGCCTTCATCAGTGCCGTTTTCCATCCATCCTTGGTCCGGTAGACGACACAATCATGACCATTTTGGGGGCGGCAAGTGTAGTCGATGAAGCGAAGGGGGGACCAAGACCCACGGAGGGTTCTTACAAAATGCACCGTCACCGGCTCAATAAATGCATCTGCGATAATCACGTACTTGGCCGCGACAAGCAGGCGTCGAAGACAATTAAGAACATTCATTCGGTGGGTGTCGGTGATGAGGGACCCCGAGATGGAGGACATGACTGAGACAACCTCGTCGATAATCACGACATCATATGGCCGCTTGACCCTCGCCAAGGAATTAATCACGACTTCCAATAAGTCAGCCGTCAAGGGTTCTTCGTCCTTGGCGTAATGGTGAACACCTTTTCCACGCTTAATCGCCGAGAAATATGCCAGGGAACGTGAAAAATTAATATGGACGATCGACTTGTCCTTAAAGTAGGTGTCACGTAAGAGGCGGATGGCCTTGGACTTGCCAAAGCCCTTTTGGCCTTGAATCACAAGGGTGCCGCCCTTGTCAATGTCGGGAATGTCTTTGATCCATCGATCGTCACACTGGGTGTAGGTCGCGTCAGGAAACAAGGACCTCACCATGGGCTCTATCGTGTGTTGGTAGGCTAGACGCGAGAGAAAAACGTTTCCCACAACCGCCCCTCCCTGCAACACAAAACCATCTGCACACACGCGCGGCTTGAGCCGTGCAAATTCACCAAGTGGCTCGGACATTGTTTTATTAATGTGGTCTGGGAGGAAGCAAAGTAAATTTAACTTTTCATCCCCAATGGTCTTCTTGTTTAGGTCAAATAAATACTAGCCACGAGCAAGGGTAATCCTCCCATCATTACTTCGAGGTTCGGTCAGGAGACCCTCCACGGATCCATCCGCCTTGAGATCATAGGCCTTGCCTTGAAAATAAATAAGCGATCCTCTCCCAATCACCTTCCGTCCAAAGAGTCCCTCTGGCACATAGTGCCACGCGACAAGAGGCCAGTCATTTCCATCAGGTTGAGGCAGAAACGTCGTCTGGGTGAGGGACCCGTGACCAAAGTCTTGAGAGGTGTAGGGGTAGGGCCCGACAACGAGAAATCCTTCACGGGGGCCATCTGGATCTTCACCACTCTCAAGACGGTTGAAGAGCAACCTCTCTCCCCAAATCTGAATAAAAGAGTGAAATCGTTCAAGGCTGTCAAGCTTGGTCGACGGTTCAGCTCGGCAGATAGGACAAGAGGGTGGCCTCCCACTGGCGACTAAGGACTTGAAAAGACAGCTTGGATGAAAGTAGTGCCTCTTCTTTATGGGACCATCACCGCTCAAGATGCATAGAAAGGGAGATGTCTTGTATGGATAGTGAAGTTCTTGCAAGCATATTGGACAATCGCCAAGGGGTCCAAGGAGGCTTTCCATCTAAAAAGAATATGTGATCAAAAAATTTCAAAACATTGGTCTTTATTGGTTGGAAAACCAATCCTTTTTCGCAGAAAAAGCCACTGGAAAAGTGTTTATTCGGTATAGTGGAGACAAGAGGGCTCATAGTGGCGTTGCCAGTCCGAGTAAATCTGACCCTTCTTCATCTTCATCGTGACACGGTCCTTGGGGACGGGCTTCTCATGCAAAACATCTGTCCGCAAGATGTACTTGACCCCCTTTCGCGGGGGCTTCCCCTCATGCTGAACCATGTGGTCCTGGATCAGCATAGAGCCGGTGCGGGGGACAATCTCCAAGTCATGAGGTGCAAAGGTCGTCTCACCAGGGTCGCGCAAGAAACGGCAGTGGCCCGATGAGTCGACCGTCGCGTATTTGGTCCAAAAGCAAGTCTGGCCATCCTCAAACTCTTGGTTGAGGTAGAAGAGAAGAGTGAAAAAGGTGATTTGGTAGTAGTAGGTGTCCGTGACAGGATCATAGCGGTAGCGAGACATGCGGTAGTCGTCGTGCTTGAGGATAAACTGTCCAGGGTCATACTTGTAAAATCGCAAGTGGGGATTGACGCCCACTGCAGTGTATTCGTCACCTTGCGTCGTCGGGTCGGTGAGGTTCATATAGGGAACTGACTTGATGGAGTGAAGGTCGCCAGGTACAAAGGGTGCGACACGGGTCCACATGGCATCCGCCCAAGCCTGGTCGTCCTTGACACAAAACTGACTTGTGCGTGCGCCTTCACGACCAGTGCGACCGTGGCCGCCACCTGAAAGGGGTGAGGGTTTGTAGCCCTTGGTTTCACATGTGTCGATCATGCCTTGGCATTCCTTGGGGGTCAAGACGGACGAAACGGAAATGATGCGATCCTTGACATGGGCAGTAGCAACGGAACGAGTGGTGGCCATGAAGTCGGAGAATAGAAGTGTATGTGATTGGGACAAGTTTTGAAATTTCAATGTTGAATTACATGAGAATATCCAAGGCTTGACAGCTTCATTAAGTTACACATCTCTTTTACGTTTTTCATGGACACCCTCGCCTATACAGCTCAAGCATGCACCTACCAAGCCCTTGAATGGTTGGCCTCTCACCCAGAAGTCACTCAAGGTCTTTCGTACTCGTTTGCTCCTGGGTGGTACTGTGAGGTTTGGCGTGCCAAGAAGGATTCTAGACTCAAAGTTACATGGTCTCAAGAAGTGACACCGGGATTTGTCAAGCTTAATCCTTGGTAGAGGTCTGTAGGATTCCCTTTGATTTCTTCAAGCATAAAAATGCTCTGGTTGATTTCTTGGAGTCTAGCTCAAGAATTTGTATCAAAGCTAAAATGTCATTGACCTAATCACAAGTCATTTTGATGTTTTACACACCTTACCGGGGCTTCAAGGGCTCATCAAGCCTTTCTTGGTCATCTCTTGGTAACCAACCCTACAAGAATTTCCTTGGCAAGGCAGACTGGCCAAGCCTAAGGATTGCTATTTTCCACGGTTCAAGGGAAGCGGCTAAGCTTGCGGCGGAGAAAGGCAAGTTCAATGAAGGACTTCACGAAGCGGCTCAAGGAGGCCATAAGGACCTTGTCGACTTTTCATTTCCAAGGGCGCTTCGGACTGGGAGGGGGGGATGTGGGGTGCGGCGAGAGGAGGCCACAAGGACCTTGTCGACTTTTTCATTTCCAAGGGAGCTTCGTCCTGGAACTTGGGGATGGACGGTGCGGCCCAAGCAGGCCACAAGGATCTTATCGACTTTTTCATTTCAAACGGCGCTTCTCTATGGGATTGGGGGATGCAAGGTGCGGCTTACGGAGGCCACAAGGACCTTGTCGACTTTTTCATTTCCAAGGGAGCTTCATCCTGGAACTGGGGGATGGACGGTGCGGCGAGAGGAGGCCACAAGGACCTTGTTGACTTTTTCATTTCAAACGGCGCTTCTCTATGGGATTGGGGGATGTGTTATGCGGCTCAAGGAGGCCACAAGGACCTTGTCGACTTTTTCAAAGCTAAAATGTCACCACCCTAAATCACAAGTCATTTTGATGTTTTACACACCCTACCGTGGCTTCAAGGGCTCATCAAGCCTTGCTTGGGGTCTCCTTGGCAATCAACCTTACAAGAATTTTCTTGACAAGGCTCAATGGCCAAGTATCAAGCTTGCCATTTTTCATGGTTCGCGAGAAGCGTCTGAAGCGGCAGTGATCCAAGGCAACGTAAATGGAGGACTTTACGAAGCCGCAAGGGGAGGCCACAAGGACCTTGTCGACTTTTTCATT